AAAACTTTTTTAGATTTTGGAACTAAAACTTTCTTTACCATTTCCCACTGCATAGGGACTAAATCTTGTGCTTCATCAACTATAAGTAAATCTAAACTCGGTCCCTCTCCTTGGTCTATGAAATCTTGAATCATATCAACAAAATCTTTTTTTCTCATTGATCGTTTGTAATCTATTAATGCCTGTTGAACTGTTAGTGCTTGTTGAAAGTTCATCCTACGGTCATTGGTATCACTAAACTGTTTCTCTAGACTAACACCACGAACACGAGCCATATTGATTAAACCAAGATAAGCATCTCCATCTTTTCCTGCCGTGAATAATGTTCCCTCCGACATGTTTAATGAAGAGTTTGCTGAAAACTCTAGTCCCACTAGCTTTCCTAATTGAGTGTAATCAGATCCTTTAAAAACATCTTTACCACTCATACCTAACCATTGAAAAGCCAATGAATGTAATGTTCTAAACCAAACTAGTTTGTCATCTCTAATATTTAATTTATCTATAGTTCTAGTTTTTGCCTCTTCTGCAGCCTTTCGACTAAAAGATACAAATCCTATTTTCTCTGGTGCTACACCATTCTTTAATTCTTCTTGAACTATGGATATAAGTTTTGTTGTTTTTCCTGTCCCTGGTGGACCAAATATTGTCGTTTCCATTACATCTCCAACATTCCGTGACACATCTTACAAACGCACATACATTTTTCTATTTCTGCGTCTATCTTCTTTATACACCTGTCTTCACTTACTATTTCTGCAACTGCTTTATATTTTGTTTCTGGTAGAACATGATGCCATTGTAGATTTCTAGGATTTTCATTGTATCCACATCTTTCACAACCTCTTTCTACTTTAACTTGATTAACATAATCTCTTAATCTAGCTCTAGTTCTTGACCATTTACTTATCATTTTTTTCCTCCTCCTTTTTAAAACATACTCCCTTTGCATATATCTTTACTGCCTCTGGGTGTATTCTCCACAACTCTTCAACAACGTAATCTTCTATAAGTTTTTTATCTTTGGTACATTCGTCCCTATCTTTAAAAACTACACCAGGATTCCAAAAGCTACACTTTCCCTTGCCACCTTTGTATCTGCATTCTTCAACTATGATTGTGCAAAAAGCTATTAATACTTCCATTAGAACGGAACCTCCTCTTCTCCAACATCGATACTCGGAACTTGGATCTCTGGTTCAAACTCAGGAACCCACCAAACTCTAATACTCTTCCACTCTCCTTTAGTATTTTTAAAATTTTTAGGACCATTAGCAGTTTGATTACCATTTAACTCTTTCAGTCTTTCTTGTATTTGACCACGACTGTAGTTATCAAACTTCTTGGCTCTTAAAAACTGCATCAAAGAGTCTAACTTAAAATAAGTTTTACCCTCTTCTGTCCAAGGTTTACCCAAAGATAGTTCCTCTGATGATTGTGCTTGAACTCTTCCGTTACAATAATTTTCTAGCAACTCAAGAAACTGACCTTTGTATGTCAACTCCTCTGGAACTTCTATTTCGTTTACATTTTCAAGTAGAGAATTAATTAAAGTTTGCCAATCACTGTTCTTCATTATCGGAGGCATATAGTTTAACTGCTCCATACACTGTCTTTGAAATTTCAAAGGCACTTGTAAATCTTCAGTAGATAATTCTAATCGTCTTGTTTCTACGTCAGCAAACCAAACTCTTGGCTCTGACAACACAACTGACAAACCACTTATCTCCATAGTTTGAATTTGATTACCAACACCATATTTTTTTGTCTTACACAAAGATTTGTTACAGTAAGAACACAAGGGTTGTTGATCACATGTATAAAAATATTCTTTCTTTTCCATCTGTCCTTGTATTGTAACAATATCAGATGCAGGAAGTGGAGGATTGCAATAGGTTGTATTAAAATTTTCTAATAATGTTTTCCAATTGTCAGGATCCATTTTCTTAAACATGACGGCAACATTAAACATAGATGTATTTCTACCACCCTCTGGTATGCCTTGCTTTGCCATTGTTGATATGCAAGGAGGACTTTCTTTAAACTGATCAGATGATCCACCAAAGTCTAAAGATAAAAAATCTTTTGGCTCTACAGTTCTACTCTCTTGCAACTCAATAAACTCTTCTAGGGTTGCCTCCTCTCCATCCTTTTTGATTGCATATCTCATAGTTTGTTCTGCATCAAAGTATGGTAGATTTATAAAATTACCCACATCTCCACGTTCAACTAAAACTTGTTCTTGTTTTGGAAATATCTCACAGTTACCAAAACCTAAGACTGAAGATATCTCTGATGCTTTATCTCTAAATTCTCCTGCACTAATCCATTCTTTGAAAAAAAAGAATATATGTGCCCCACCTGATTTACTTCTGCAAACCACGGCAGGTATTTTAAATTTTCTGACTTTTTTATCTAGAGCAACTAAATCTAATGGATACTGATCAATATCTAATGCACCAAACTTACACTTGTTGTGTTCGTTTATGGGTATAGATCCAACACCTTTGAATCCGTTTATATGACTTTCTACCAAAGATAGAGTTAAGGGTTGCCTTACAATATAAGAATGAGCCTTTTGCTTTCCTGCTCTTCTTTCTTCTGATATTTTTGTCTGTCCATGTGCTGCATTAAACCCTTCAAATGCAACCATGAACTTTTCGTAAATGTTCATTTGATTCCCCAAAAAGATTGAGGCGATAAACGGAGGAGTATTTATCGCCCCAAACAGTTAAAATGGTAGTTCATTCTCCTCCTTGGAACTACCATTATCCACTTCATCATTCGTTCCAGCCTGAGTCTTAATTTCTCCTGCCTTAAACGATTGATAGAAAGCTTTTGCAGATAAGAAAGCCTCTTGGGGAATAAGTGTAGGATCAACTTTCTCCACTGCAAAATTAAACCAGGAACCTCTATCATTGCTCTCCTGAGTAGAAGTTAACTTCCACACAGTTCCCCACATAGGAGGATTAAACAAACCATTTGGACCTGAGTATTGCACCATCTTCATCATGGTATTCCATCTCTTAGACACTTTCAACTGTGTTTTTTTCATGTCACAAATGGCTGATTGAGTAGCACCTGTATTAACATCCACAATCATAACTAGATGTTGTGCTGAACGTATCAACTCGTTACCCGATGGTAATAACTCAGTTGAACTATCTCTAGTTGTTTGAGTTAAGACAGGATCAGTAGCTTTTATTTCGCCCATAAATCCTCCACCCTCGGTTCTTAGTTGAAACTCTAGGTATTTTAAGGTGTATCCACATGGGATAACGTATACACCTTCGTCACTGTCCCAAAACTGACCTGTAACAGTGTTGAATAAGTCTCCCCCACTCGCACCTTTTATATAAACAGACTCCTGTTTATTTAACTGAGGCGATGTAGTTTGCATTATTCTTAAAAATGGAATCTGCATATCGTCTGCACCTATTGATTCCAAGCCTTCCCCTGCAAACTCAGATAGTTCGCTCATGAAATTTACAGGTAAAGTTTCTTTCTTTTCTTTTAATTGAGTACTAGCCATTATTTAACTCCTTGTTATCTTAGCTTCGTTACCGACAAAAACACCGAAAGTATCAAAGTCTAACTCTGCACCACTTTCGATTCTATTTTTAACCCATGATTTTAAAGTCATAGGATGTATGTGTGTTTTCTGAACAGGTTCAAATCCATTCTGTCGCAGATCATCAATCACTGCTCCTGCAATGTTATCTTCTCCTTGATTAAACGACACAACGACATCGTTCTTAATGATGTCAGCCTCGCCCACAGACCTGAGAAAGTTAAAAGCTTGTTCTCTCTTATCTTCAGATATACGAGCATGAACGAAAGGTTTAATAGTAACCTTGTGACCATCCACAGTGATACTATCCATACCCATTTCTTCCATGAGCATAGGTATGTCTTCTTCGTTCACTTTTCTTTTTTTGAATTTCAAATCCTTGAGGTGTTGTTCTGCATCCTCAATATCTTTTTGGATTTGAATAGATTGTCGGATAAAGTTGGATAACTTAGATGCTCCCTCCTTATCGATATTGTCGAACTTATCGGCATCGACCTTTTCCTTTTCAAATAGAGCATACATATCGCTCATAATTACCTCTTTCAGTTACAAAGTTTTTCCCCTTCGGGATTGAATGATTGTTTTACTTTACAATCGACTTACTTGTCAAGCTGCTTCTTTTTGTGCAACTTGTTTTACCAAATGTGCTAACTGTCTACTGACACTTCTTTCGTTTTTGTCAGCCAACTGTTTTAACATTTCGTAAACCTCGATAGACACTGCTACCGATTTCCATTTGTTAGGATCCATCATACACTCCTCTTAAATCCATTACGTTAGTGGAAGATACTCTTTTATACATATAGTGTCAAATAACTTCTTATTCAATACTATAATTTTTTAGCATCTCTTTTGATTCATTTAAACTATTCTTCAAAGCAGTATCCCAAGACGTTTTTATGAGATTCCTATCATTTTCAAAAGTATTAAAATGAATTTTTTTAGTTATCCCTGATAAAGAACCAACAGAGTAAAACATTATGTTTCTTTGAGGTAGACAAACCAAAGCTAAAATATCACAATCCTCTTTTGTGTATCTGCTTTTTTGACCACCCTTAGATATAGAAAAACAATACAGATTTTTTTCGTTTTTATATGTGCATGTTTTTACTTCTATCTTTTGGGACGAAAAAATATTGGGACCTTTAATCGCAACAACATCTGTTCCGTCATGTTTTACCAAGTCACATTGTACACCTATCATGGCTAACTCAAAGGCAGTGAAAAGTTCTCCTGCCATTCCTGTCTGTTTTGCACTCCTTGTTTTTACTTCAACCATTCTCTTACCTCTTCTCCAAGAGATCTTGCAGATAGTTCATTTTTAGATTTTAAACTTTTAACTATGTGTTCATCCACTGTTCCCTTTGCTACAAGATCAACATAAAGAACTGTATTCTTCTGTCCTATTCTGTGACATCTTGCCTCTGATTGTATCCTAGACTCTAGATTAAAATCATTAGCATAGTAGATAACATTACTTGCAGTATTTAATGTAAGACCTCTTCCTGCTGTTTGGGGATTGGCTACAAAAAATCTTGCATCTCCGCTCTTCAGTCTTTGTTCTGCGATCTGTCTGTCTTTTTCAGAAGTGTCTCCATAAAAAGTAACCACGGAATCACTGCCATACACTTTTTGTAAAACCTTTTTTATTTTTAAAATATCGTATCTAAATCTTGACCAAATAATAACACTACCATTCATCTCTTCTATAACTTCTAACATGGCATCTGTTCTGTGACTCTTGAACTCAACTAAGTCTCCATCATCCGTCATTGTGTGACCACATAACACTTGTTGTAATCTTAATAGCTGAGTCATCACGGCAGGTGCTGAAACTAACTGACCATCATCAAGTAAAGCTATGGCTGCATCCTTAATACTTTTGTAATGTCTTAACTGTTCACTCGTCATTGGAACTTCACGAGTTGCATATATTGTTGGAGGTAGATCTAATGCCTCAGACTTTGTAACTCTATGTGAGAATGTGTGAAGTCTTTCAGATAAGTGATCTAAATTTTTATATCCAACTATCTGTTGAAACGTATGTGATCCCATTCTTTGTGTTCTTGAGATCGCATATTTTCCCTGGAAAGACCAATACGAATCGTGACCTAATAGATCTTTACTCATGAATCCACATTGAGAATATAAATCCATAGGAGACTTTGTGACAGGAGATCCTGTTAATATCCTTTTGTATTTAGCTAGTGATCCAAAGGACATCAGAGCCTTGGTTCTTTTAGCTTTTGGATTCTTAATAGTTGTAGATTCATCTATTGCTAATAAAAAATCTGTGTTCTTAACAAAGTATTGGATGTAGTTTTTCATCTTTGCAGTTGCAAAACCCTCCACGTTTACCAAAAGAATTCTTAATTTTTCTCTTGAATATGCTCCATCAACTAATCTTTTCTTTTCTGTTTTGTTTGGCTGCGGATTCCATAAATAAACTTCACGATCTATTTCATCCAACATATGATTTGGTATTTCATTTTCTTGCCAATTTCTGTAAACACCTTTTGGTGCGACTATGACGGCAGTATCAATCTTTCCGTTTTGATATAGCCATGTAATATTATCAATAAGAACTTTTGATTTACCACACCCCATCTCCATGAAGTATGCATAATTCTTTTTATCGTAACTTTTTTCTAAAGCTAATCTTTGATGTTCATATGGTTTTGTTTTGTATTTAAATTTCATTTGTATGAGTCCTCTATCCATGCGAGAGATGATGGTGCTGAATAATTCTCTCTATATTTTTCTTTATATCTAGGTTCTGGTTTGATAGCATCGGGATGATCTGTATTAGAAAAATCTGATTCTGGTAATTCGCTTTCTTCTTCAGTTGTTAAGAAAGGTCCCCAATATCCATTTGATCCTTCAATCGAACTACGTTTTTCCCTCTTCCATTCTTCAAGTTTTGCTATCTTTAGGATCGTCTTCCCATCCGTCCCAATCTGGTTCGAAATGGACTGTGTATCGTGTCCCAGACTCCACATCCTTCTTGCGACCTTCATCGCCAGGTGGGGGTGGTTTGGGAAAGTTGATGACGTTATCTCTATGGATAGAGTATACTTTTGTTTTTCCATTCTTTTTACTCATACATTTCCTCCTCTTCTAGTCCTTGCATGATTCCAAATCGTGCGGCTTCCATGTACCACAAGATGTCGGCAGGGTCTTTTAGTGTTGTTATCATTTGAACCTGACCCTGTTTGTTTTGCCCCATGATGACAAGTTGTTCAAATGTTTCCGCAGCCATCTCACAAACTAGTGGGACTGGTTTTACGGTTCTTCTCATTTTATATGGGAATTTTATTATATTGTCACTCATTTTAATTGTGAGCCTTGGCAACAATCGTCCACAACACTATGGCACAAAACACATTGCTCATGACCATGTATATTAACAGTCTGTAGTGTGCCTTGACATCTTGAGCATCTAGGTAAGCAGTGCGTTTTAACTTCTTCTTTTTTCCACTCATAATTTACTTCCTCTTTCATCTTCTTCTATCTCCGATCTAATTGAATGTATGTGTCCATTGTATTTCATTTCAGTATATTTACTAGCTAACTTTCTTGAGGCTTTCGCCTCCTCCTCCATCCCTACTGATGCAAACTCAATCGCCTCTTCCTCGAATTTTTTTATAATTCTGTCTATAAGCCTCATAGTCTTTCTCCTCAACTACGTTGTAATCGCAATCAACGAATAGATAACAATTTCTTGTTCTTCTTTTTTCTTCTCTTTTCAAAGCTTTTTGTATAGCTTGTTTTTCATTTAAAGCCTCAAGCTTTATAACTCTTTTTACGTTTGTGTAAACTTCTATGTAATATGAATCAGCTTGATTGTAATTCATGAATTGAGTGTCATACTTTCTATATTTTTCTTGCCTCATAATACCTCCCTATCTTGCGACTTGACGCACTTTTCTTCTTTTATATCCATTAACTTGTAGTTTTCTCTAATCGTATCTGTTATTTTTTTTAATCTTTTTTCACAAGTTTTTTTAGAATAATATCCATATGCAGTAGGTTGCCATTGATCTTGAATAAAGTAACATTGTGTGGCTATTATCTCTCCTCTAGGAAACGGAAAAATTCCACAAGCTATAATTAAAACCTTAAACATGATTATCCTTTCAAAACTCTTCTCCAATATTTTAATAATGAATCTGCATAATATGGATGTCCATCTTTTTCATATTCTTTACAGACATCATTTATAACTGTTTCAATTTTTTGCACGGCTTGATCCCAACTAATGTTTTCTTTTAATATAGGATCATGTTCTAGTTGAGTTTCCTGTAAATTATTTTCTTCCATAAAATACTCCCATTTACTTCTATTATACACATCCCTCATCAAAGTATAAGGGGTGATAGATTTCCATAGATTTTGCATATCAAAATTACGGCAACAAACATTACCCTTGCATCAATCCATATTAAAATCGTGTGGGCAATTGATACAAGACATCTACGGCATTTAAGCTAAACGATATTCTATCTTCGCACTTGTTGAGAAAGTAGTTGCCAACCACTTAACTAAACTTCGGTCATACTCCTATGAATTGCGTTAGCTATCATCATAGCATTCTGAGGGACTATGGCATTGCCTAGTCCTTTAATTCTGTCCACCCTTTTGGATAACCCATCAACCACTCGACCCACGTTGGGTTCAGTTTTCCAGATGGTTGTTGGGGATCTTTCACTTTCGCACAAAGGTATGATCTCTTGTCCATGTGGATCTGACTCTTGCTCCCAACTGCTCCACAATCTTTGTATTCGGATGCTCTTGGAGTCGGAAAGGTTTCCATGTGATTCACGGCATCCCTCAACTTCACTCCCCACCGAACTCCGTCCTTGTTCGTCCTTGAGAATCTTCCGTTGTTGATCTCCACATTGGATGCCATCCCCCCCTCTACGTCCGATGCTCTCGGAGTTGGATATAGTTTGATTGTGTTCGGATCTACTTGCTCCCTCAGATTCGATGGACGTTTTCTGCCCTTTCGGTGTCCGTTCTGAAGTTTCCGTGTTGCTTCCTCGGATCTCGGTGGTAGATGATCCATCGTGTTCGGAGTTGCCCAAGTCTTTACAGATGATCCAAATTCTGTCCCTTTTGTGCAATGCTCCGATTGAACTAGACGGAATGATAAACGTCCGTGTTGCGTAATTAATGGTTTCCATTTGAACGAGAACCTCGTCAAGTCCCATTGAGAAGTGTCCATATACATTTTCGAAAACGCACCAAGAGGGTCTTGTTTGTTCAACAATGCTATGGATGTACGGAAAGATTCTACGAGGGTCTTCTTTGTTTCTACGTCCTGCGACTGAATACGGCTGACAGGGATAGCCACCTGTGAGGATGAACGGCTTTCTTTGAATAAATCTCTTTGGGTCATTTGCAATCTCCTTAACATCATTTGCTATTGGTACATTTGGGAAGTTCTTGGCTAATACTTTTCTACACCATTCTTCGGTATCACAAAGTAATTTTAAATTAGTTTCTAAATCACTCCATGAAAATCCGAGAGGGAATCCTCCTATCCCACTACATAAATCTATGTGATCTCGATTCATTTTAATTTCCTATCCTCCTCTGCTTGTAGTTCTTTTACTCTAGACTCTGCCTCTTCAAAGGTATCAAAGGTTTCATGGAGAGGTGTGATTTCCCAATCCCCAACACCATTTTTACATTTGGTGATATCCAATTCTTCCATTACCCATTCACAAGTATCATCTAGTTCAACGGATGATATAAGATCTTCATCATTTAAATCTGCTAATCTTTTTATAATTGCTTTCCGAATATCATCTGCTCTTACAGACTTATCAGGATCTTCGGTTTCATGATCAACACTAAATCCTAAAAAACCTCTACTATTATATTTCATTTTAATCTCCTCTTCTTCTGTCTTGAAGTCCTGACGTAGATTTCCTGACCACTCGACCATATTCTATTTCTTTTAAGGCACGAGGATCATCTTCAAATCTCTCATCCTCTCCCAACTCTTGTGGAGTTTTTTTGGCATTTGCTCTTTGAAGATCTCTTTGAAGATCGACTATAGAATTTCTATATCGATGCCCTTTTGATCTTCCTCTGATTTTACTATAACTTGTTGTCATAACTCTGCCTCAAAAGAACACTCTCCATTCTCTTCCATACAGGCAAGAATTTCTTTTCCAAGATCAAGTCTTGCATACCATTCTAAATAGAACTTAACACCATTCTTCGTATGAGTTCCATTATTGGCATTCTTATTTAGATAATCAGCTAACTTCTCGTCATTATAGAAATCTCTATTCTTGAAAAAATTATCTAGATGCTTTTTATATTCTCCTAAACAATTTTCACAATCCTTGATTCCCTTTTTTACTTTATCTAAATGCTCTTTAGTAAAATAGTAATTAACATGAGTTACTGCTCCCTCGACTCCAAAGAAATCTGCATCAGTTGAACTCTGAACGGCAACCCAAAATTTGCCATCAATATCTCCGTGATAATATCTACCCATTTTCTAATCTCTCCCTTTCTTTTTTTTCTTCTTCTTTACATTCATCACAAACTTCACGACCCTCGGGTGGTTCATCACACCAAAAAGTCTGTAAACAATCGCAACATTCATATTCGCCCATTTTTTTTATCCTCCTTTTGTAAATAGAAATTATATTTCATTAGTTCGTGTTGAAGTTTTACTGTCTGAAAAGATAAGTCCTTGCACATTTTCTTTTTTACAGAAATATCTTTTGCTCTAGTCATTCCTCTTTTCATACAGTTAAGATCGTATAAAACTTTATCTAAATTATACATTAGATCCTCCCTCTAAAAGTTTCTAATGCTTTTTCTAATGGCATCTCATTAAGAATAAAACATTTTGGATATTTATCTTTTATATATGCCACAAGTCCTCCAATGTTATTTTGAATTTTTGCAAGAGTATACTGACCATTCTTGATGTCATTCTCATCTCTAAAAAACATAATGTTCTTCTTCATGTTTCTTTTCAAAAGTTTAGTATCAAGATGTTTGTATAACTCTTGATGACAATAATGCTCTAAGTCTAGATCAGTAGAATAGGTCTTACCATTGTACTCCCAAGTTTCTTGACCAAACTTTTCAACACAATATTCATTGACCTTTTGAAGAAGTCCTCTTTCCATCTCAGGATAGGTATGTTGCCTGTCACAACCACCACACCCATCATTAGATACCTCAATGGCTTTGAAACCATTGACGTAAACTGTAGCATTATAACAAGGGGTTTCTTCTGAACCCCTCGCATAATGAGATATATTTTTTACTTCTATTTTATTTATTTGCATTATTTTTTCTCCTTGAATTTAGATACAAATTTAAGAACTTCTTTCCAATCATCAGTATCCAATAAAGAATCATATCCACATCCATAATCATCTTCTAGCATAACAGTATATTTAGTATGAAGTTCCTCTAGCTTTTTTGTCTTATTGTCACACACAAAAATCTGTAAACCATTATGAGTAAAACTCGGACAAACATCATTTTTGTAGGACATTGATTTCCAATCCTTGGGTATCAACACATCGATCTTGATCCTCGGATGTGTGACCTTTGGATCAGTATAATAATTCTCAGACCAATCATGATGAGATTCATTATATGCTTTTGATATTTTTTTCTGAGTTCTTTTATCCAACTCAAAAAAATCTATATTAAAAGTTCCTCCGTTAATAGTTTCCATAATTATCCTCCCCAACTATCAGCTATTCTCGTGGCTCTTACTTCTTCTGCAAATTCATCTAATAACTCCTTTGCATACTCTACCCAATAAGATCCATACTTCTTATCCACGGCTTTTAAAACCTGATCATTCGTTAGATCTTCGAGTTGCTCTCCTATGAACAACTCGACCTCTAACATTTTATTTTTTAATTTTGACAATTTTTTCTCCATTAAAGTTAATATATTATCATATAAGAATATCAATTATGATATTCAAGGGTATGAGGTAAAATATTTTTATTTTCTTTTATAAAAAATATTGTGTCCTCAATTTCTTCCTCAATAACTTCTATTGTTGTGAAAGAATAATTATGGTTTTTATTAACCCACCAAAAAGGTTTTTTATTACTTTGATATTTATTTTCCATGATTATCTCCAATTTCTAGGATTATCTTTGTCATCATATGTGATGAACTTCTCATTGATCTGATAAAGAACTCCATTGCTATTTAATTTATCCAATAACAATGGCATCTCACAATCTTCCTCAAGGGCAAAAAGTTCTTCGCCCTTGGTTCTATAAGCTTTTGGAAAATCATCAGGGTGTAGCCTCGCTTTACGAAGATCTTCCCTTGTCACAATTATCCACCCATGTGCCTCATCAATTAGATAAGGTATATTTAAAATGCCTTTCATTATTCTTCTCCTCTTCCTTTAATTATTATTTCATCCATTTCTTCATCAAATTTGAATTTATCTAAACAAAAATCAAATGCTTGTTGATAAGTATCAAAACCTTTTTTGAATAATAGAATTCCATTAAAATCATAAATATAATATTTAAACATTATTTCTCCTCTATTAATCCTAGTTCTAAATATTTAACTTCACAATTCTCAACAGTATCTCCACTTCCTATAACTCCCACTAACTTTAATGGGATGTCAAATTGTGAATCTGATTCAACATGATTGATATACATAAAATCTAATCTTGTGTTCTCATCATATCTTGATAGGTTTTTAAATAATTCTTTTATAGTCATTAAAATATCTCCTCTGTAGTATTTTCTTCAATGTAAATTGCTCCACACAATTCTTCGTCTTTCATATTGTTTAGTTCTCCAATACAATATTGTCTTATTTCTTGTATGCTCATTTCAGTAGGATCAGGATGATCATGAGGACAAGGAAATCTAAAACTAACCATAGTCATATATACTTTCTTAGGCATTGCTCTCTCCTCTTTTACAAGCATTCATAATGGACACACAATATCTTCAAATCGAAGACCCTCTCTTACGACTCTATTATCAGTAGCCTCGTAATCTTTTTCAGAAAGATAGGAATAGAATTTTAGAAAATCTTCTTTTGTGAGTTGATAATAATCTCTCATCTTTTCCCAATCGTCTATAAAATCAAATCCCTCTTCTTGATTATCATTGTCTTCACAACATTGTTTATGACTCTCCCAACAATCATGGATTGAATGTCGATCTTTGTCATAAGAGTTATCAATGAAATTCATCAACTCTCCAAAGTGTCCAATAACTCCACCCTCTCCATTAGTGTGATCGTAATAAAAATATAATGTCTTCATGATTTCTCTCCTTGATTTCTATTTTTTCTAATTTCATGATTCTCAGCAATATCCCAAACTCTCATAAACTTTTTGATCCATTGCCATTGAGGATAAGTTAATTCATTCTCTCCTCTTCTAAAATCATAATCCATATCATCTGCACTTAGTAATGGAGAAATGCCATTGGCATTCCCCCAATTGTGATAAATCACATTCAATCTATCCAATGTCTTCATTACTTTTCTCCTAACTTTAAAATTTTATTTATATCTGATTTCCATTGACCTCTCCTAGTTGAATGGTAAGGCAGATTCCATTGACTTCGGTCATCAGCATTTTTCTCAAAAGTTTTTACTATGATTTCTTTTTCTTCAATCATTAGTTCGATTATACCTTTAGTGTAATACATTCCATTGATTGAACTTATTTGATCTCGAACTTCTTTTAATCTTTCGATATCTTTAATTACTTCATTCATAATTTTTCTCCTGTTAAAGTTTATTTTTCTATGAGGGATTGATAATAATGGGGATTATCATACATACCCTCTCTTTGATCATAAGGCTCTTCATAGGAGTCATAAGACTCCCTAAGTTGATCACAAAGATCATTAAAGCACTCATGACAACAATCACAAATGTCTAGCTGATCTTCCCCATATCTATTTCTAAAAATAGGTAGCTGATCAAAAGACACATTGTGGTCGAAGTCGCATTCACAATACGACTCCCCATTATCTTCTTTATTCATCTCAGCAATAGCTGATCTATTCTGATGAAATAATTTTATGTCTGATCCACGAACACTCATTATTTCTCTCCCCAAGGAAATCCCCATTTGTTAGCACAGATCTGCCCATAACCAACTTTCATGGATCTAGGATCAGATAACTTCTTTCTGCACATAGAACAGTTGCCATGTAAATGACCATGACCAATAGCCTCGGACATAGGATCTTTAGCTATATCTATTAACTTGTCATGTACTGATGCATCACATCTATTGGTAGGCATAAACTTACCATTTAAAATCTTGCCTACATAAACGTCCTCATGCCTGACATAAATGGCATCCTTATTGTGAGATGCTGAGTTCTCAGTAGGTAAAGATAATGTGATATCGGATACTGTAAATTTAGGATATTTTAATCCATTCTCTAATGGAGTTTTAAATAACTCCCTGATCTTATCCACAGATATTGGATCTTGGTTCTTGGATCTAGCTTGATTTGAAATGGACTCTCTCAATATCTTTTTAAGAACATTGATCTGAGGATCAGTTAAAAATCCCTTTTTGCCATAAACAAATGCCATCTTAGTAACAAAAGAATTACCATCAAGATTATTGAACTTTAGATCCTCGAATAAAGTATCAAGACTTACTTCAGTATCAGACTTAGTAGGAGTAGGATCAGAAGTGATCTTAGTCCATTCAGCATCAACATGAGAATATCTGTATTTAGGTTTTTCAACTACTTTAGTTAAGACAACATTTTTGGTTGGAACTTCAGTAGTTCCAACCAATTGATTGTAGTGATAAAATTTTCTAATCATTTAATTTCTCCCTAATTATTTTCCACAGTAAAAATGTATGTGAGCGATACATTTTTGTAGAATTTTAGATCTATCTGTATCAACTCTATATCTTCCTCTTAGAATATCTTCATCCCAAGGATCTGTAGCTGACTCATAAAAAGTCCAACATCCTTGTATCATCACATTGAAATCAAGATGATAAGTAATACCCTTGTATTCTATTGTGATCTCGTTAAAGTATTCGTTTATATCGATCTTCATTTTAATTTTCCCTTTTTTCTGTTATTATTTAACTATAAAATATCATCTAATAAAAGATAATATAGGATCTAAAGTATACGATAAAAGATATCTGTCAACAAAATATTTATTTAATACAGTTTAAATTTCAAAAAAAAGTTTTTAAAAAATATTTTTCAAAATAGGCGTATAAAATGTGTAAACGTACAAACCATTGTTTTTATTAAAGAATTTTATATACATTTTTATACGTTTATGACACTTATGAGATGGGATAGCTTTTAAAAAAATATTTTGAAAAAAGTAAAAAATGAGGATAAAACACTATTATGGGAAACAAAAATCAACTCACAAATAGACAAAAAGAATTTGCTAAATTTATTGTTGAGGGAATTTATTCTAATTCTAAATGTGCAAAGATGGCTGGGTATGCTGAAGATAGTTCACACATTCAAGCATCAAAATTATTGAATGGAAAAGATTTTCCTTTAGTCACAGAATATATAAAAGAACTTCGAGAAGAGAGAGAAAAGAAATATGGAGTGACATTGATTGGTCAGCTAAAAAGATTTTCTGAGTTATCTCATAAAGCAGAACAAGAGGGTCAATTTTCAGCATCTGTAAATGCAGAAAAAATAAGATCAGCATTAGGTGGATTATCTGTTGATAAAAGAGAAGTTCAAAACACTCATAAAATAGATCAATTATCAAGAGATGAAATAGTTGCTAGATTATCTGAATTAAGGAAAGCACATAGTTATGCTTTTGAGGGCGAATATAAGAGGATAGATGATGCCAAAAACAGAGAAGTTATTATCAGCAATATTAAAACAAAATCTACCAAAGAAGACGTTCTATCAAAGAATAGAAAATAGAGTTGGAGAGGGAATACCTGACACATTTATTTGCATGAATGGAAATGTATTCTTCATCGAATTAAAAATAATAAAAAATAATAGAATTACTATACAAAAGTCACAGATAGCTTGGCATATCAAATATAATCAATGTAATGGTGTTAGTTTTTTTCTTGCATCGAGACCCAAGGAGAGAGATCTATTTTTATTTGAGGGTGGAAAATCGTTGGAGATCCAAGGATCAAGGATCGAGGACATAGAACATTTAGTCCAAGGATCAATAAAAGATGTTGTTGCATATTTACAACAGTGTTGCAAAAATGTCACACCGATAGAGTAGGGTAGGGGAGGGCAGGGCAGGGGGGTCTTGCGACCTTGCGACCTGATTCCAGGTCTTGCGACCTGGAATCCTGCGTTCTGCGAACGCAGGTCGACTACTGTCATAGGTTCGGTCATCAAAAATTTTAGCCCCCTCCCCTTTCGGAGAGAGAGCCGAGAGTAACTTATTAGTTCATTCCAAGTTTCATAGAAGAAATTTCTCAAGTTTCATAGATGATAAAATTATTTTATCTTTTTCTTCTTCACTCAGATTTAATTTACTATTCATAAATTCACAGACATTAAGCATGTCATCATAAGACCCACTGAATTTATCTAATTCTGTTGGATCTCCAGGATCTTTTTTTCCTAATGGATAATATCCAACTTCATCTTCAATAACTTTAGCTACCCTAAATTTATCTTCCCATTTTGTTAGTCCATCATGAACTAATGTAAAACAATATTTATTCATTTTTTTTCCTTTCAAAAATTGGGGTAGGAAAAACCTACCCCTGTTAAATTAACAAGTAGAAATTTCTTCTATGTCATGTCTATAATTTTTAATTAAATATTCGCAAACTTTTTTCCAAGTATTTAATTTTATAGCATCAACATCACAGGCGACACCATCATAATTTTCATTATCACAGACAATATAAAAATTTGAATCTTCTTCTATATTGCCATAACAATAAATAGTGCCACCATTTTTTTTATTATGAATATAGTCCTTATCATATTTACTCATTTTTTTACTCTCTCTTTTGTTAACGTTATAAGAATATATTATATTATCTTATATACAATAACAACTATTAATTTAATTATTTTTAATTTTATTTCCTGGGTGTGACATTTATGTCACATAAAAACGGTCATCTTAACCTACGGTCAAGCTGACAACGGTCATGGAATGACCTACGGTCATACTTTTTTATACGGTCATTTTTCAAAATTTTTTTAGATAAAAAAAATCTCAGGCTATAGCCTGAGATTTTATATTTATTAAAGATAATAAATTAATTTAAGAATTTTTTATTATAAAAATCTAATTGATGATTGTAAACAATAAACCCATTATCTTTAAACTCATTAAAATTTTCATCTGAAATTTCTTTAAAAGATAAACCAATAATTTTATTGAATTCTAAAACATTATTTAAATCTGATTTATTGCCGTCAATAACGTCACGTCCTAAAAATGTTTTTGGTAGTTCATCATAAAAAACTACTGAAATTGGATAATCAGTTTTTAATGCTAGTCTTACCTGATTTGTATATTGTTCACGTCCTGAAAAAGAAAATATTAAAAAATAATTTTCAGGTAGTTCTTCAAATAATCTTTTAGCAATTTTTGTATAATCAATAAAAATTAAATCAGGGTTTTCAGTCATTACGCCAGTTTTATAAAATGGATAATCACTAATTGTATTTAGTCTAACAAACCCTTTTTTATTATTCTTAATACATCTTTTATTATAATTAGATAATTCTTTTTTTAATTGATTAATAAAACCAATTTTATCATTTAATAAAAAGTTTGTTTTATTTTGACGTGCTATATTTACAGAATTAAAAATTTTAGCAAACCCAGCATCTTTTAAACATAATTCCATGCATCCAGCAGATTTAGACCCACCACAAATTTTATAATCAGGCATTAAAGATAAACTTGCAAAGTCTGTATTATTTTTATTTAAGTTTTTCCACAAAGAAATATATTCAATTGATTTTTTAATTTTAGTATTATTTTGATTTGTATCTAATAATTTCATTTTTTTTACTCTCTCTTTAATTAAAATATGATACTATCTTATAACATAAAATATAATATAACAAGTAAATAATATAAGATAATAAATTATTTTTTTATGCTGTGATAAAAATGTCACAGCAATAAACCCTGGGTAATAATGATAATCATTCGCAACTAGGGTAACTTATAGAATTTCAAAAATAAGTTTTAGAACCAAGGCCCCCCCGCCCCCCGTGTATGACCGTAGGCTGTACACAGCCTACGACTGTAATAGTTAGGTTGATAAATTTATTCAAATATATTATCGTTTGGGCATGTCAACGAACTTACAAGCACTGCCCGATGAGGTGCTAAAAGAAACACTGTTACTGGAAGAACAACTCAAGAAGCTAGATACTCGTGATTTGGCTCGTGATAAATTTATGGCGTATGCAAAACATGTGTACGATGGTTTTATTGAAGGACGGCATCACAAGATCATAGCCGAGAAGCTAGAAGCGATAGCCGAGGGCAAACTAAAGAGATTAATTGTCAATATGCCTCCTCGACATTCTAAGTCAGAGTTTGCATCCTATCTCATGCCATCTTGGTTCTTGGGGCGTAATCCAAAATTAAAGATAATACAGGCTACCATGAATACAGAACTTGCTGTAAGATTTGGTAGAAAAGTTCGTGATCTCATTGCCGATCCCATATACGCAGAGATATTCCCCGACACGGACTTGAAACAGGATAGCCAAGCAGCAGGTAGATGGGAAACCAGTGCTGGAGGGGAATATTTCGCAGCAGGGGTGGGTGCTGCGATGACAGGTCGTGGTGCGGATTTATTAATTATTGACGATCCGCACTCGGAACAAGATGCTCTATCGAGCAGTGCGTATGATACGGCTTACGAGTGGTATACTTCTGGTCCACGGCAGAGATTGCAACCAGGGGGAACCATTATAATTGTGCAAACCAGATGGTCAAAGAAAGATTTGACAGGAAGGTTACTGGGGGCACAGGCAAGAGACCTGATGGCAGATCAATGGGAGGTGGTAGAATTTCCAGCCATACTTCCTTCGGGGGAACCACTATGGCATGAATTCTGGAAAAAAGAAGAATTACTAAAAGTCAAAGCGTCACTATCCGTTGGTAAATGGAATGCACAGTGGCAACAAAATCCTACATCTGAAGAAGTGGCTATGGTCAAACGTGACTGGTGGCAGTTGTGGGAGAGAGAAGATACACCAAGACTGGATTACATAATTCAAAGTTACGATACAGCGTATAGCAAAAAAGAGACAGCGGACTATAGTGCCATCACAACGTGGGGTGTATTTGAGCCAAAAGAAAACGGAGAACAACATTTAATTTTGTTAGATGCCAAAAAAGGGCGTTGGAACTTTCCAGAACTAAAAGAGATTGCTGTTGATCAAAACGAATACTGGGAGCCAGACATGATGTTAATCGAAGCAAAAGCGTCTGGTGCATCTTTGGCGGATGAGCTACGAATGCTGAATTTACCTGTTACTACGTTCAGTCCCGGTAGGCGTAAAGGTGGGGGTGGTATGGACAAGACCACAAGGATGCACATGGTGTCTCCTATTTTCGAATCTGGAAAAGTGTGGTATCCTGATGAAAAGTTTGCTGACGAAGTTATAGAAGAGGTTGCATCTTTTCCCAATGGCGATCATGATGACTATTGTGATAGTATGACAATGGCACTACTTAGGTTTAGACAAGGTGGTTTTATTAGTTTACAAGGAGAGGATGAACCAGAAGACTGGTTTCCAAGAGGGGCAAGGGAGTATTATTAATGGCAAAAAGATTAGAAGAATTATCTAAAAAAGATTTATTAAAAAAATTTGGATCGGCTCTTGCTGATAGGTATGATACAAATATTGGTGCTTATTCTAGAAATAATAATAAAGAAGATGTTATTCAAGACATAGAAGGTTTAGGTTTAAATCAAGGTGATGATTTTCTAGAAAGAAAATCAGGAGGCACTGTTAAAAAAATGAATATGGGCGGTGTAATGAAAAACCGTGGTGGGACATTCAAAGGCACATTTTAATGACTAGACTTTTTAAAATCAGAAGAAAATTAAACAAAAAGCCTATAAGAAAAGGAAAATTAGTTAAAAACAGATTTTCTGATATACTGGCTCCAGGCAAAAAAAGAGTAACGAGGATTACATGACTAAAAAAATAAAATTTACACATGCACAAGATTTTAAAAAAAACATAAAAGGTGACTTAAAAAGTGCAGCAATAAAAAGACGAGACAAGAGAAATCCAGTTAGAGCTTTAGCAAGAATAATTGATGATGAGTATGGTGTTTCAGACTCAGGTGTGTATGATGAAATACATGTTGGTGGTAAAGTTTATAGTTTAAAAAACAGAGAACCGAAAACACAATATAAACCTCAAAAAGATAGAGATGTAGGTCCTCCTAAAGTTAAAAAAGCAATGGGTGGTGTTATGAGAAATCGTGGTGGCACTTTCAAGGGAGTTTACTAATGGCAACAGAACCTAGAAAAATATCAACAATGGTAGAAAGAGCAATGGGAGCAGGGGGTCAGATGATGCCCGAAGAAGATAGCCTCCAGATCGAACTCCCCAGTACCGAGGAGCAATTACCTGATGGTATAGAACTTGTAAACGAGGAGGTTACTGAAGTTATAGCAGTGCCTTATGATCATGATGCAAACTTAGCCGAGGCACTTGATGAGTCGGTTCTTGGTTCTTTGTCCTCGGACATTCAATCTAAATTTCGTGAAGATGTAGAATCCAGAGAGGACTGGGAAGAGGCTATATCCAAGGGACTAGGACTTCTTGGCATAAACTATGAAGATAGAAGTCAGCCTTTTTTAGGTGCGAGTGGTGTTACACATCCGTTATTGTCTGAGGCTGTGACCCAGTTCCAAGCACAGGCATACAAGGAGATGTTACCTAGTGGCGGTCCTGTAAAGACACAGGTTCTCGGAACTCCGACCAAGGAGACTGAGGCACAGGCACAGCGTGTAAGAGATTTCATGAACTATCAGATAACTGAGGTTATGGAAGAATTTGATCAAGACACAGATCAGATGTTATTTTATTTGCCGTTGACAGGTTCTACATTCAAGAAAATTTATTTTGACGAAACCAAGCAGAGAGCCGTTTCCAAGTTTGTACCAGCCGAGGACATGATTGTTCCGTACTCAGCTTCTGATTTAAGAACAGCAGAGAGGGTTACACATGTTGTCAGAATGACATATAATGAAATCAGAAAACTACAAGTAGCAGGAGTTTACAGAGATGTTGAATTATCTAGCTCAGATGGCGACCAAGACGAAGGAGCTATCCAAGAACGTGCTGATGAGTTGTTGGGACTACGCCCGAACTATTCTGATGATGTCTTTACCTTACTGGAGTGCCATGTTGACTTGGATCTGGAAGGTTTTGAAGACAAGGATATGGAGGGGAATCCTTCGGGGATTATGCTTCCTTATATTGTCACCATTGATCAAGGGTCTGGAAAAGTGTTATCAATTTCTAGAAACTTTAGAGAGCAAGACCCACTAAAAAGAAAGAGACAATATTTCACTCATTACAAGTTTTTACCGGGTTTTGGGTTTTACGGCTTTGGTTTATTACACACAATCGGTGGTTTGTCTCGTGCAGCCACCTCAATATTGAGGCAATTGATAGATGCAGGTACTTTATCGAATCTTCCAGCAGGTTTCAAAGCGAGAGGTGTTC